TTGTTGATGGCTGCCAATAATCAGCACCGCTGTTCCATACAAGGAAATTATTATCGTTAAGACCAGTAATGTCTATGTCATGTAAATCAGAGATGTGTCCATTATCTTTAGGTCTAACAAAAAGCTGACCATTATTGCCAGACCTAAGAACCACGGCCACGTATATCGCATCTCTTGGCTCATTCTTAGTCAAACCACCAGCCGTAGTTGGGTGAACAAAAAGAATGTCACCTTCAGACCATGTTTCACCATCTGGATTAACGTTCGTATTGCTAGTTCTTAAGTCAACATGTTTAATGTGACCAAAATGCTGAATAAAACCAGTTGACCCATTAGAAATCTCTTCTGTGGCTAATCCAAGAAATCTAGCCTCTTGAATGCTAGCATCAGCGACGAATTTGTCAACGAGCATTCTGTCGCCACCACCAATAACACCATCGTAGTAAACAGCCTGCCCCTGATAAATAGTAGAGCCAGTTTGGTTCTGGACGCGATAATACACATCCTGCCCAATGTGCATTGTGTGACCACCATTGATTCCAATATCAATAGTGCCAGCATTATCATTCCAACTCATTCCAGCAGTTGGTTGATCAGTATCAGTAATACTAGAGTCAAACTGAATGTAATCTAACGTTCCAGTTCCAGCAACATCAATTCTTGTTGCTGGAGAAGCTGTACCAATTCCAACGTTAGTTCCATCGTCATAAATTATTCCACTAGTTAAACTATCGCTATCTACCCACTTAGGAACATAATTAGCTATGCCAGTACCGTCTATGCCTGTAGCATCATCAGCCCAAGATAAGGTGCCAGCCCCATTGGTTTTTAATACCTGATTAACACTACCATCTATAGTTGGAAACTTGTATGCGTCGTTGAATGTAATAGCACCACTATCATTACCATCAATCTTAAATTGCACATCATCATTCGTACTGGCTTCAACTGATGTGCCATCTGTGGTAACCGCAATCGTAAACTGTGTTCTATTAGCATTGTTAGTGTTATCAAAAGCAAACTGCCCTCCAACAATTAGTGATGTACCATTATAATATTCGTGGTTACTTCTATATAGATAATCACCTGATTGAATAGCCGCAGGTGAGGCAGCTGTACCTCTGTATCTTCTTGTTCTTACATCTGGAGCATCAGCACTATTATTATATTGCTCCATTCTAATTTGAGCAGTTTGTGCATCCTCACCCGTCATATGAAGTGTAACTTCAGGTGAGGCTTGGTTAATACCTAGATAGTTACTAGCACTATCCCAATATAGATTATTTTCTCCAGTAATAGTATTTGAGTCAGACCAGAACGCAACCTGATTAGCAGAACCAGTGCCATCTACCCCAGAAGCAGACAAAACAAGGCCAGATACATAAGTAATGCCATCTTGATTTATCTCCGACTGACCAGAAGCATAAACAGCTATTCCAGAAACATACTGAATCTCTTCTTCAGATCCGCCGCCGCCACCACCATGACCAGAAGCATAAACGGCTATATCATAAGCTTCATTCCATAGGATGGAATTACCGCTAGTTGCAGTAATAACACCACTAACGTCTAGTCTTGTCTGCGGATCATCAGTACCAATACCTAGATCATGAATAAAACTACCACTGTTAGCATGTACACCTAAAAATCTATTTTCATTAGTTCCAATGGAGTATACGTTATTGCCACTTGGTATAAAGTTTCCAAACTGATCAATCTTTATTCTAGCAAGTGCTTCATTAACATCGTCACCAGCAGTAGCAAATACCATAGAAGTAGGATTCTTTACCGCTGTATATGTTCCTTCAGCTTGCACATAAACACGGGCAGCTATTTCTACAGCAGCACCGCCATCAGATTCATATGGTGCAGCAAACTGGAATTGTCCAAGGAGATTTCCAGAGGACATCATAGTATCATATGTCTGTAGTGTTATGCTTTGCGACATTAATTATTTCCTTTGCTATATAATAAACCAGTTTGTGCCATCTGAAACTACAGTCACTGAATCATACTGGCTAGCCAAAGTCTTTGACGTAGCCCCATCTATCGTTTCTGACCCATTTTGATCGACCACGGCAGAACCAGCACCATTATCTACTTTTTTAACTGTAAAGACCTGACCTGTCACTGGGGCAGGTAAAGTCATTGTGATTGTTGCTGCCGCTGTAGTTACTAACGTAACATCAGATGTTATGTTTCCATTAGAGTTTACGGAAGCTACGCTCTTAAGAACACTACCAGAAGCATAAACAGCAATTCCAGAAACATACTCAACATTAGTCTTATTAAGCTGTCCCCTCTCATAAGCGTATGTCGCTAGAACATTATTATTTTCAGTTAAGCCAGAAAGATAAACTGTATCATCATTTAGTACTGATATGCTATCGGTATTACTTTGTATGTTTGAGGCATTTGTTATTGTTTCACCAGAAGCATATGTGGCAATTCCAGAAACATATGATGTGTCACTTGCCACAGCTTCGCCAGACGCATATGCAGCAATACCAGAAATGTAAACAACATCATCGTTATCGGCCAATCTATCATTGTTCCAGTATAGATATGTATCATCTGTATTTAGTATTTTAGAAGAATTTTCAAAAGTCACACCAGAACCAGAAACAGCATTAAGACTTTCGTCCAAGTATACAGATCTATCAGCAGGATAAGTAACACTAACTGTTCCACTTCCACCAAGGCTTATAGCACTACCATTATTAGTGCTATCGAAAATAGTTGTACGCTCAAGAGTATTACTAGTAAACCTACCGTACCCAACTTCCCAGGCAACGTTTTCTTCTAAGACGTAAAAGGTATAATCACCATCACTTAAACCAGATGAGAATGGCTGAAAGCCAGCTACTGAAACACCAGAAAGAGAAATACTGCCTACCCCAGTAGTAGCTGACTCTTCCTTAATTCTATCCGCAACTTTAAATGCCATTAGATATACCTCATCTTACCATGTTGAATTGGGCTTCTTTATTAATTTTTCCAGAAACGTCAATCACAGTATTCATGACACCGCTAAAATCAAGCTGGGTATTTATAGCCATGACAAATGTTAATGTTTTATTATTCAATGGAAAAACAACAACACTATCAGATGTTGGTATTGTTTCAGTAGCTTGCGTAGGACTAGCTGAAAATGGCGTTTCTGAAAATGACGATGAACCAAATATCATGTATTGTCTCCATATGCTTCACTATACTTTACACAATATACGAAAAAAGCCGCCTCATTGCTGAAGCGGCTTTCCTCTTTTCTATCTAATTCTAGATTAGAAGGAGCCAGCGAGGACTCTACGGTTATCTAGAACAGCAAAGCCAAGCTCTGCCCAGCCATAGTAACCCTGACGCTGGTGACGATGAAGAGTCTCGTCTTCCCATACCTCAACGGTTGACTTAACTGGCATTACAAAGCTATCGTTGCTTGAACGATCAAGACCTACTACAAGCTCAACGTCGCTACCCTGGAGGGAACCACCAAGATCGTTGACGAAGTAGTTCTGATACTCCTGACCATCACCAAGCTCAAAGATGTCAACTAGGTTAACACCAAATACGCGGGTGATAGCTGGACCATTGTCAGCAGCAACGTAAACTTCACGGCGTGAAACTTCGTCTAGCTGATCAACACCCCAGTTACGGATATCTTCGATAGCCTCTGGTGAGAGATAAAGATCGGTAAGACGACCTGGAGCAGTAACACTGTTACCACCACCATTACGACGCATTACGGTCTTCATAAGGCTCACAAGACGCTTGGTAAACTGACCGGCAGCAGCATCAGCGTCAAAGACGAGGATGTTGCGGTCAACTGAAGCAGCGAGAAGTGTATGCCATCCGTCGTCATTCATCTTCTTGGTGAAGGATGACTCAAGAACCTGCATAGCACGGGCTACTACGTTCCAGTTGGCCTCACGGGCATACTTGAGGAGGAAGTCAATTGAGGATGTGATGCCATAAGTGTTAATCATGACATAATCACCTTCAACGTGACGCTCTGGAATGCGGCCATTACCAGGATTGGTATAGGCAACATGTTCCATCTCAGTACCTGGAGCGAGAAGATCAAGTGGGAACTCTGGGCTAGCACCCGGCTCTAGAGGCATTGCCTCGTAGACACCTGATACAATATCACCAAAGAGAACCCCCTTACGGAGTGGAGTCTCTAGAGCTTTAGCGACTTCACGCTGTGCAGCAATAGCGACTGTCTTGTCTGAGCTACCTGATCGACGTAGTAGATCAAGGAACTCTGGTGTTGGTCTATTCATCATTTTAATTATCTCCTTTTCGTTTTATCTATTATAGGTTTGTGTTAGGAAGGTCAATAAATACCTTAGCATAGCCATCCTGATCCTTTGATGAAAGGAAACGACCAACTAGACGGGTTGAACCATCATCATCAGTGTCATCGCTGGAAACATCGGAAATAGCAAGGTTGCCACTATGAGCTAGGTAAGCTGGGCTACCGGCTGAAGGAGCAGTGCCTTCGATAGCGTCTGTTATTACCCAACCCTTAGTTAGTAGAGTTACCTTGCCGCCCTTCTGAACCTCATCCTTATGCTGGTTGAGATGCTGACGGGTAAGGTCGATATTGACCATATCATTTACAAGTAGACCAACTGGTACTGCACCTGAAGGAAGTGCTGAATATGTGACAAGGGCAGCACCCTGGTCCATAGCAGCACCAGAACCACCAGTGCTAAGGGAAACAACACCACCTCTTGTAGCAGCTTCATTCATGAAGAATGAAATGTCTGTCTGTAGTGTACTACGATCTGATTTTAGAGCCATTATTTAATCTCCTTTTAAAAGTTAATTCTTACTTACTTGACTTAAGAACGGAACCAAGCCACTCTGATGCAACAGCACGAAGTGATTCAACCTCATCTTCTACTACTACTTCAGCAATCGCAGCCTCTGGTTCCTCAACTGCATCTAGGTCAGCCTCAGAAGCCTCAGAAGAATCAACTTCTTCATCGAGTGTAACTTCTTCCTGTGCTGCTACTACTTCCTCTACCTTGGCCTCTACTACTGGAGCTTCTTCTGCTACAGCAACAGGCACAGCCTTCTGAAGTGTTGCAACAACACGATCAAAGGTTGCGTCGTCAACGTCAGCAAAATCTTCTACAGTTGAAGCGGCTGTTTCTTCTGTTAGGCCGATTTCAAGAAGGCTAGCCATACGCTTCATCATTTCTTCCTTCTTTTTCATAGCCTTGTAATCTTCTTCCATCTCAGCCATGTATTTCTTACCGGCTTCGACTTCTTTTTCCATCTCAGCCATGTATTTTTTACCAGCTTCGACTTCCTCTTCCATTTTCTTCGTCTTCTCTTCGCCATTCTTCATGGCTTCGGTTAGTTCTGCGACCTGTGCTTCGGCGGCGGCTAGCTTTTCGGTAAGCTCTGCTACTGATGCTTCTAGTTCAGCACTCTTAGCTGAGTCTAGTTCGCTCTGTAGAGAGTCATTAGCTGCCTTAGCTTCTGCTAGGTCTTTCTGTAGATCAGCAATCTGCTGATTTAGTACATCTGACATATCGTTCTCCTTGATTAAAGAAACATCTAAGGCACTAGCCTGAGATTCACTAAAAGGTTCAGTTCCGTCCAAAATGATGCTACGAGGATTGGCTGGTTTTGAAACTAGCCCTTTACCAGAGAACGCTAAGTTTCTAAGTAACCTACCAACCTTATAGTTCTGGTATTGTCCTGTACCACCATATGCTCGCAAATGTTTTGTTAGAAATGACGAGGATTCTGCTCTTTTGATTACTCTTGACTCGCCCTCTGGACCAATTAAGGCATAATCAAATTCTGGAAACAAACACTCCATTGAAACATACCATTTGCCCTGCTCTATCTCAGCGACAATCTTCTCCATTCTCTCCTTCTGTTCTGTATCTGACCAAGCAGTATAAATAACAGATGTAGTTAGGATATTAAAGTCACTTGGAATTTCTGCTGTGTTTTCATTTATTTCATTGCCTTCAAAATCGACAAGAGTATTACCAGTAATATGACCAATAATGTCCTTCTCGTCATGCATGTAATTAAAAGGCTTATCTTCTGGTGTTGTTCTAGCGTTCCATAGCTCCTGTGGATCAAAAACATCATCGTTCCTGTTCCATCCAGTAGAAACTAGTATTGAACGCAAATAAAACAAATCCATTTGGTCTTGGTTACCAGCCTCGATGGCCTTGGCAAGCTGTATATTCTCTTCTGTTTTAGATGGTGAATAAGATTCAGCCTGGGCACAATACGCAATAGTATTGCTTGAGGCTAATGCTTCCTCAAGACCATCGAGTATTTCTGTTTCGTAAATTTTCATTAAAATTCTCCTGTATTTCATTCTACACAAAAAAAATAATTATGGGTTTTTTATTCAGTTTTTTGCGTATGAATGAATGCTGAAGCCTTTATGACTTTCATTTCATTAGTACTAGGGTTCCTTGAATTACTGGAAACGAACTCAGCGACACCAGACTCAAGTTCTTTTATAAAATCAACTGGCGTTCCTATTTTTTCCGACATGATATCCTTAATACAGTCAGCATTAACTTCCTGTAGAATATTAAGATTGGCAAAAATTGATGTTTTCAGTGAGTCGATACCAGAAGATTGTTCCTTCGTTAAGCTCCTAACATCAGCCTTTGAAAAATGCTCAAGCATAATAGGATTGATGATTTCGGAAATCTTATCCTGGGCTTCCATAGCCCAAAGAATCTCAGATGCTGAAGTACGTGGATTTACACGCCGTCTCTTTCTAGGATCTTGATCAGTAGCACCATCTGGCCTGCCAGCTTCTTTTACATCTATCTGATCAGGCTGAACGGTTGGCTGTCTTGGCCTGTTCTTTTGTTCCTGTTTCTTTAGCTTCATATTAATATCAGCCTGTTTGTCCATCTTCTCCAAATCGTTTTTATGGTTTGGATTATGGTAAGGGCTAGCCTTGTCCGGTGCTCTATCTGCCTGACGATTTCTTTCTTCGCGGCTAACTCTAACCTTTTCGATTGTTGGTAGCTCGCCAAATCTTTCTAGTAGAGTCTCATTTGAGATAATGTCACGATCAGCAAGATCAATAAGAAGTTTACGCTCAGTTGTTTCGTCTGAAAGAATAACTGAGTCAAAGTGGATTTGTGCAGGAAGCCTAAAGCCCATAGCCTTCCTTACTATTTCCAACTCTCTTCTCCAGAAGGACAATACAATCTCTCGGCCATACTCTAGTCTCTCTATAAGAGTCTTTAGCGAGATGTAATTGTTGGAGTAGCCGCCGCCACCAGTAGATACACCAGTTAGAGTTGGTGGGATACCAAGACCAGCATAAATACTTGTCAACACTGGGTCATACTTTTCCTTTCCTAGGAATTTATATACCTGTGATTGACTTTCAGTAAACTTTAGCTCTGGCCCCCAAACCATGTCCATTGTTCCACCGCCAACATTACTGGCAAGAATGTCACGAAGCTTGTCGATAGCAGCACGGGTTGGAATAATCTTATGCTCAAGATCACCAACTGTCCATAGTCTAACATTAGAAATAGCACCATCAAGAGCAGCGAGATCGGCTAGCTTCATCTTTTCAAGCATCTTGATATCGTCAAGAATGGCATAGATCATAGGATTCGCCCAGAACTGCCAATCGTCCTTCTTGTAGAAATACAATGACGTATTGGTGGGATCTAGCGGTAGCTTATTTTCTCCACTCTCAAGTCTTTTTCTAATATCTGATGGAAGAGTGTTATAGATAGATGTATTATTTTTCTGAGCCCTCATAAGGCTGTTCTGACTATATTTGGAAAGATTGAGAACATATTCTGGAGATCCCAAAACGCCTAATCCAGCTTCTGATACTTCAACTGCCAGAGGATTAATAAAGTCATATCTCCATGGGATTTCTCTTTTAATGGCTTTTGGTAGTTCGATTTCTATCATTTCATCGCCAGCCGCACGAACTATTTCTCTTTCGTTTTCGCGGGAAATGCTTGCGTTTCTCCGTCTTACAATAACATTGCCGC